TATGCCTATTCTATTCCAACCCTGTACCTCATATTCCCCTGTCATATCACAAACCAGCGCACCCGTCAAGTAGAAAATCATATATTATTTACAGTGCATTTTTGTATAATATTTATGTGCAAATATCGTTGACATATAGGTGTATATGTGTTACTATATAATTGTCAAAAGGAAATGAACAGAATAAAGAAAGGGAGAATAAAACAATGAAAAAAGCAGAGCAAAGAGCAATCAATAAAAAAGTTGAAAGAGCGTTGGGGCGCTATATTGCAAAAAGAATAGATTCCATGGGTGTAATGGGTCAATTAAATAATTGTAACGCATTTATGTATGATACACCAGACTATATTATTTTGAAATCCTATAGAACTGTAGTGGCTTTTATTGATAAATGCGATATGGCGCTTTATGATTTCAGCCGTTACGTTTACGGTTATAAGCCAGCCATATCAAATCATATTGCAAAGTTCGCAAGAAAATATAATATAGATCCTGAAAACAGATATACCTGGAAGGAGGTGAAATAGTATGAAAATAATGATTGACGGCTTAACTATTGAAGGCTCAGAGATTGATTTTGAAACTTTAAGAATTAGACTTCAGACAGTGTCAAGAGCTTTTGAGGAGCTTGCAAAAGTATACAAAAGTTTGGCTTTTACAGATTTAGGCGTTGAATATCGAAATAAAGGGATGTATATAGCAGAGGCTATAGCAAGGAGAAGTGGAAATGAATAGTAGAGAGCTAGTTGAAATATGTAATTTATGCGAGTCATGTAAATATTGTTATCATGATAAATTATGTGAAGCTTATGTGCGTCAGTTTGGCTGTCACCCTTATGAAATATCGAAGATTTTTACAGAATGCCCAGAGGGATATTCAGACACTATAATTCAGCTCGGAAAGAGGGCTAAACATGAAGGCTAAAGAATTAGTAAAAGCGTGTGAAAAAATTAGCACACGTCAAAAGTGCCGATATGGCGAATTATGTGATGCATATCAAATTCAGTTTAAATGTTATCCATTTGAGGCAAGAAAGCGGAGAAAATACACAACATAAATAGACTCAGACATACAAATTCAATTTTCAGATTTAGTTATTTAGCCCAATTTGTTCATACGAAAGGAGAAAAAACAATGTTTCGTAACTTATTAGCCATGCTTATGAGTGCCATATTTGCTTATCAGTTAGGCTTATATCACGGCGCTAAATGGTCAACAGATAATTTTAAAAAATCGAAAAAACGTGTTGACAAACACCACAACAACTGATATAATAAATAATGTAATAAGAAATAACTTATTACAAGCCATTCACCGGGGTTGCTCTTACCCAAACACCAACCCCGGAAACCCCAGGACTATTAGCTCAGTAGGCAGAGCAAGCGTCTCATAAACGCTCAGTCACAGGTTCAACTCCTGTATAGTCCATTCACGCTACATCCGAAATTTTGAAAATCTCAGTTCGCTCCCGGTGTCGTAGCGTGACAGTAGTCTGGCATAAGCCGAAACAACTAAACAAAATCAAATTAAGAAAGGAGAACACTCCCAAAATGGCAAGAAAACCAATGGTGACAAGAACAGTCACAACAACAAAAACAACGGTACTCTGTGTGGACACAGTAGCGGAGGAAACAGTAACACAGGTGGTTGAAGTACCACGCACTTACACAGATGATAGCAAATTACTCAAGGCAGTTAAGGAAACAATGGATGCAACGTACATTCCCGTAAAAGTTATTTCTACAGAAATCGTGGAAACTCTTTACGGTATGACAGAGCAGAACTTTATCGAGCTGGCGGAAAAGTTACCGCCAAGAACAAAAACAGAAACAGACGAAAAAGCACAGTACTAATAGTAAGAAAAGGAGAATAAACAATGGTAGAAATCACAAGAGAATCAAGAGAATTTGATAAGGTAGAGAAGTATCTTATGACCGTAGCGCCAGGAATTACATCTTTAAAGGATGTTCCAGACGGCACTGGCATTACAGTTTCTGGTGTCATCGAATTTAATGACGTGAAGGAAATAACTGGTGAAGTTGCTGAGATTGTATCTATCATCACACCAGACAAGAAAGTATACAGTGCACAGTCGAAAACAGTAAAACGTTCACTTTCCGATATCGAGAAAATTATGGACGGTGAGCAGTTCGCTATCATTAAAACAAGCGGCATTACAAAGGCTGGACGTACATTTATCAACGTAGAGTTAGATACTTCAAAGCTCTGTTAAATAAAAGTTTCAAATAGGGCGGTGGGTTAATGTCCACTGCCCTATCTTTACAGATAGGGGGTTAAACAATGGCAAAAAGAAAGAAACGGGAATTAACACAAACAAGAGTAGAATACAACAAGCAACGTAAACGTATACAGAATTTTATTAGCCGAGCTGAAAAAAAAGGATATATTTTTGATGAAAACATCATTCCAGCTATTCCGAAAAGAGTTACAAAAGCTTCAGTCTCACGTCTGGCAAAGTTAACATCAAAAGAGCTTTATAAAAAAGCTGTTTATGTTTCACGTGAAACAGGTGAAATAGAAACACCAGAAGAGCACAAGTCACGTGTACGAAAAGAAGCTACACAAAAGGCTAAAGCAACAAAAGCAAGAAAGAAAGCTCAGAAAGAAAAGAAACAAGATTATCCACAGCCAGAAAAGTCAAAACGAGGGCGTAAAAAGAAAACAAATACAGACAGAGGATTTTACACTAGAGCAGTTATAGAAACATTTCTTTATACACTTGAAACATGCCGAAATGGTAAGGCATACCCTTTACTACTACGGTGGTTTAATAAGTTAAGAGCTGACAACGGAGATGAAGCTGTAGCAGAGATGCTTACTAAAGGCGCTGAAAATGGTTACGAAGTGTCATGGTCAGTTGTATATGACGTTGAAAAGGCGACTGATTTTACACAAGGCATCATCCAATTTCTATCTGAGCAAGGTGACTTTTATCAGGACGAAATGGATGAGTTTTGGAATGAGCTATCCGCTATGGAAAATGCCATGTATGAAGATTCCAATTTTGAGAGGTATTAATGTCAGCCCGTAGACCCCGGTATTTTGTCGGGGATTTTGAAACCACAGTATATAAAGGTCAGGAAAGCACAGAAGTTTGGGCGGCGGCATTGGTAGAGCTATACACTGAGGACGTTACTATTGACCACAGCATCGAAGCCTTGTTTGAGCGTATAAAATCACTCAAAACAAATGTTGTTATTTTCTTTCATAACCTTAAATTTGATGGAGCTTTTTGGTTAGACTTTTTACTTACGAAGCTAAAGTATAAGCAAGCCATTGAGGGTGATTTGTCAGATACTGCCACCATGGACTGGAAAAAAGACAAGGATATGAAATCAGGAGAATTTAAGTATTCAATTTCTGATAGAGGTCAATGGTACTCAATAAAAATTAAAACAGGTCGTCAGTTAATTGAAATTAGGGACTCCTTAAAACTGTTACCATTTTCAGTTAAGCAAATCGGAAAAGGCTTTTCAACGAAGCACAAAAAACTGGAAATGGAGTATGTGGGTTTTCGTTATGCTGGGTGTGAAATTACAGACGAAGAACGAAAGTACATAGCAAACGACGTTCTGGTTGTAAAAGAAGCGCTTGAGTTTATGTTTAATGAGGGTCACGACAAGTTAACAATAGGCTCATGCTGTTTTTCAGAATATAAAAAGATATGCAAGTCCTCATTGAAGAATCAGTTAACATACAATGAAATGTTTCCTGATTTATACGATGTTAGTCTTGACAAACAAGTGCACAAGTATGTTACAGCTGGTGACTGGATAAGGAAGTCCTATAAAGGCGGTTGGTGTTACCTAGTCAAAGGTAAAGAAAATACGGAATACGGAAACGGAGTTACGGCGGACGTCAATTCCTTATACCCCTCTATGATGCACTCAGAAAGTGGAAACAGATACCCAATAGGGCTTCCGTATTTTTGGAAAGGTAATTATATTCCAGACGATGCTTTGAAAGATAATCGCTATTATTTTGTACGGATAAAAACCAGATTCTATTTAAAGCCCGGTTATCTTCCATTTGTGCAAATTAAAAACAGTCCATTATACAATGGTACAGAGTGTTTAGAATCTACAGACGTATATGACACCGAAACAGGCGAATATTATACACACTACACTGATAAGAACGGAAATGTGAAAGATACAAGGGTGGAATTGACGCTAACCGTGACAGATTACATTTTGTTATTAGAGCATTATGAGCTTGTGGATTTTGAAATTCTAGATGGGTGCTGGTTTTACACTGATATAGGAATTTTTGATGAATACATCGATAAATACAAAGAAATAAAAATGAACAGCAAGGGCGCTATGCGTACACTTGCAAAACTTTTCTTAAATAACTTATACGGAAAGCTGGCAACCAGTACAGATAGCTCATTTAAGCTGGCATATGTAAAAGATAATGGCGTTGTAGGGTTCTATCCAATTCACCAGGAGAACAAGAAACCTGGCTATATTGCGTGTGGTTCTGCTATAACATCCTACGCAAGAAACTTTACAATCCGAGCAGCTCAAAAGAACTATCACGGCGTAGATAAACATGGTTTCATATACGCAGACACTGATAGCATACATTGCAATTTAAAACCCGAAGAAGTTACAGGAATTAATGTTCACAATTCCGCTTTCTGTTGTTGGAAACTGGAAAGCAAATGGGATAAAGCTATTTTCATTCGCCAGAAAACCTATATTGAACACGTTGTTGAGGAAGATTTAGAGAGTAAAGAAGGTAAATGGAATGGAGAAAAGATTGAACCCTACTATAATATTAAATGTGCTGGATTGCCAGATAAGTGTAAAAATCTGTTCAACAAGTCTCTATCAGTTGTGAAAGGGCAAACTTATAACAAAGATGGCTATAACGATGCTGAACGAGAATTTTTGTTCCTACCCGACGGAACACCGAAAGAGCGAACACTTAAAGATTTTAAGATAGGTCTTGAGATACCTGGAAAGTTAGTACCTAAAAGAATTATCGGTGGCATATTGCTTCATGAAACAAGTTATAAAATGAGATAATGTTTAACGTTGCTTAGCATTTCGCCGCAAGCTTCTGGCAGATGCTTGCTAGATGAAACGTTAAAAGATAAGGAGAATAAAATGAAAATTACATTATCAGTTGAAGAATTAAAGGTATTATTAAATTGTATTTACGACACTCAGCGCGTTGCTAACACTTACTCCGATATGTACATGAATAAGCCAGAAGAGCCGACAGTGTTATCAGATGAGGAAGTTCATAACAATATTGTGAAGATGTGCATGAAGAGAAAACTTGACCTTTATATTAACGAAGTACCCGAATATATTACAGATTCACCTAATTACAATATGATAGCAGAAAGATTATATCCATATGATGGTGAAATTGTTTCAATAATTCATGACAATAAAGATGAATATAAGTGGTACGTTAACACTCTTTAATTAACAAAAGACCCTATAGCAATCATGCGATTGTTTTATAGGGTCTTTCTATATCTATAACCAACGAAGTTAAGCAAGCGTTTCGCAACAACGACAGTTTATAGGCTGGACATTTAACCAGTGCGCTCCTATAAAACTCAAGTTAACAAACGTTGGAAGATATCAATAGCTTAACGCTGTCAATATAGCTTCTTTACATCTTAAATCTTTAAAGCGAAAGCATCCACGCTCAAAAAGATATCTGAAATTTGCAATCATAAAGTCATTTCTTTTAAGCATTACATAGTTAATACTATGGTCGTCACAAGTAACAACAATTTTAGTTGGAAATGTCATATCCGCTCTGTCGTCACAATACAAATAACCGCTTTCTGTATATTCTCTAACAGCAAAATTACTTCCTTTATATTTTAATGTAGTAATATATCTATTATTTCCCTCTGGCTTTTCAATAAACGCCTTATTATCATTCAAATATACAGCCTGGCTACTATAAGCAACATACTCATTATTAGCAAAAGCCTGATTAAATTGGCTTTCAGTCTGAGCTTTGCTAGCACTCTCGTTAAAGCCTTGCTCTAATACAAATCCATTTCCTTTAAGGAATTTAGTTGACTCTTGAAGCCTAGAGCTTATACCCATGTTAACATAGTATGGATTGATAATACTTACAGGGTTTGAACACATGAATACAGGTACATATCTTGTCTGTTTTCCTTGTCCTCTTGCAATAGTAGTGTGCACGCTAATAAACTTCTTAACTTCATCGGTGCAATAGTGATTAGTTTCACTCTGAAATTCGTCAAACAAAAGTCGCTGTATATCAGAAAAGAAATGACTATACTTCTTTATGGTATCAGCACTATTTAAAGTTACAGCATACCCACAGGGTTCTCCGTTTAAAAATAGCTCATGAAAGATCCCATTTGCTCTTCTTTTACTTTCCATTTCATATCCCGGAAAGAACAGTTCGCCAATATCCTTGAAGAATTTTTCTGCAACATCATCCAGTTCATAGTTATAACGATATATCAGACCGAATTTTTCCTTGTATTTGATAAACCGATTAACAAGCAATCTGCTAAAATAAGTTGTTTTACCGCCACTACGATTTGAAGTACACATATAAATCTCTGGCTGGTTACCGTTTAAATCTTTTAAGCTTAACAGCTTTGTTCCATCATAGAACATTTATTTCACCCACTTATAAATAAAATATGATTAATAAGCTACACTTATAAGCGCTTATAAGAAAAACTTATTACTACTTATTAAGGATTTTAATATATAACTTGACTTTTGTCAATCCTTATTTTATAATTAATATGTAAAAGAAAGGGGGGTCACAAGATGAATCAGCTTACTCCGATTTTAGTAGCGCTTGGATTCAACGCACTAGACTTGTGCACAGGGTTTATTTCAGCTATTAAAAACAAGGAAATCCAGTCCTCTAAATTAAGGGACGGTCTGTTTAAAAAAGTCGGCTTCATGTTCTGTTATTTTCTGGCATGGATTATTGACAACTACGGCGCTATCGCAGGAATACACTTGGATATTTTAATCCTTCCTATTATAGCGTTCTATGCTTGCACTACAGAGCTGGTCTCTATTTTGGAGAATATCAGCAAAATCAATCCAGACCTTTTACCAGAAAAACTTATGTCGCTTTTTCACATCAGTTCCATTACGAAAGAGGGTGAGTAAATGGCACATAGTTTTTCAACCGTTTGTTATGGGTCAACTGGCACAGATGTTGTAGTTCTTCAAACTGTTTTATCAATGCTACACTACGTAGGTGCAGACGGAAAACCACTTACAATTGACGGTGATTGCCGTACAAACACTATCCACGCTATCAACTCTTTCCAGACAAGTATGAGGGCGTACGGATTTGAGTGTGGAACAAACGGTAAAAATGACTCAGCTTTTGGTCAGGCTTGCTGGAAACTTCTGGGGGTGACGTGATATGCCAGATATTAATGCCGCTTATACATGGGCTGTTACATGCTGTAATTTACCTAACGTAGGGTATTCTCAAGCGTACAGAAACCAGCAAACAGTTAACGGTATCACATATTATGATTGTAGTTCTTTTATCAACTACGCATTGTTAGCTGGAGGGTGGACGACACCCGGTTACGCTCCTAGTAGTAATGCCTTTACAACTTACACAATGGAGGGAGTTTTACAGGGTTTAGGCTTTACTCAAGCGGATCCCACAGGATTGATTTTGCCAGGTGACATAGGGGTTTCAGATACACATACAGAAATGTGCTATAAACAGGGGACAGGTAGTGCTGTATTTATGGGTGCACACACTGACAACGCCCCTCTGGCAAATCAGGTTTCAATTGGTTCAAGTAGTGGCGATGCTACCTACAGAAGAACCTTTCCACGGATATGGCGCTATGGTGACGCTGCAAGTGGTGAAGTAGGGTACACATGGATAATTGGCAGTAATTCCGAATACTTTGAGGACTACGGTGATAAGCAGAAAAACAATGCCGCCTGTATATATTCTTACTTTTATTTTAAGGGTTGGTCGTTGCAATCTATTGCCGCGCTATGCGGAAACATTATGGAAGAGTCTCGTTTCAACCCAGCGTTGCTTGAACAGCACGTTCCCTATCCAGATGAGGGAAAAGGAACTGGTTTAGTCCAGTGGACTCCCGTAGATAGATACTCAGGTTTAAACCCGTTGCATGAAGTTTTTAACGCTCTAGGATATGACTGGGCTGATTACGCAAACGGAAACTATCAGTGTGATGCTATCGAAGCAGAATTTGAGCAATCGACTGGCGTTAAAGACTGGGGTATAGACCCACAGTGGTACGAAAGTTTGGCGCCAGCTCAATATCGTATGTCGTGGAATGACTTCATTAAGAGTACACAAGACCCCGGTTTCCTTGCACTTGTTTGGCAAGCTTGTTACGAAAGACCTGCAAGCGTACATATGGAAAGAGCTGAGTATGCAAGGAAGTGGTTCGATATCTTAAAAACTATCGACCCCAAACAGCCTGGGACAAACACAAGAGACCCGACAAAGAAAATGCCTGTCTGGATGAAGATTAATTATCATTTATAAGGAGATACAATATGCTGTTTGTTTATGGAACATATGAACACGTGTCCGGTTTTAGAGTGAAAATTGATTCAAGTGGTGTATATGTTTCACCCGACGCACCATTAAGCATGAGAATTAGCGAATTTCTTAACCCAAAGAACTGGAAACTCATCGAAGAAGATTATGAGAACGGAGGTGAATAATATGGCTGTACGTACAATTGAGGAAATTATGGAAAGCATTAAAACTCGAATAGGTGATAGCACTGAGGATGCTGACATTAAATTTCTGGAAGATGTTACAGATACACTTTCAGACCTTATAACTAAATCAGAGGGTCAGGAAGATTGGAAAACAAAATACGAAGAAAACGATAAACAGTGGAGAGAAAAATACAGAGACAGATTTTTTGAGAAAAAAGAAGAACAGGAAGAGAAAAAAGAAGAACCAGAAGCACCAAAAACTTTTGAAGATTTATTTGAGTAAGGGAGGAAATAAGCAATGCCACGTAAAATTGCAGTAAATACGCTGAACGCTTCAACCATTGATATTCTCAATGTGATTCGTCAGAACGCAAGTTATGACTACCAGCAGAACGTACCGGTTGTAGCAACAGCAGAAGATGTTGTTAAAGTCGGAGATGTCCTTTATGGTACACCAGCTTTGGCAAACCAGTTTATCAATGCACTGGTGAACAGGATTGCGCTTGTAAGAGTACAGAGTGCAACATTTAATAACCCATATGAGATTCTTAAAAAGGGTTATATCGAGTTTGGTGAAACAGTCGAAGATATTTTCGTATCTATCGCTAAAGTTGTAGAGTTCGACCCTGAGAAAGCCAGTGCAAGAGAGTTCAAGAGAACATTCCCGGATGTACGTTCCGCTTTCCATGTCATGAACTGGCGTGTTATGTACCCGGTTACAATCCAGGATGAGGATTTAAAACGGGCTTTCTTATCTATGGACGGAGTGCAGAATCTTATTGCTAAAATCGTAGATTCTGTTTACACAGCAGCAAATTATGATGAGTTTTTACTGTTTAAGTACCTTATCATCAAGGCGGTATCACACGGTCATATGTATCCGATGTCTGTAGGCGACGGAACAAAACTTACTGATGCTGCAAAGAAATTCAGAGGCACTTCAAACAAACTGCCTTTCATGAGTTCTGACTACAACGATTCCGGTGTTAAGACAACTACACCAAAAGACAGACAGGTTATTTTCATGGACGCAGACTTTAACGCAGAGTTTGATGTGGATGTTCTGGCTGGTGCATTCAATATGGACAAAGCTGACTTCATGGGTAGACTTTTCCTTATTGACAACTGGGGTACATTTGACAACGCCAGATTTAATGAAATCCGTGAGAACTGTACAGGCATCGAAGAGGTGACAGCGGCTGAGCTTGCACTGATGGCAGATGTTAAGGCAATCATTTGTGATGAAAATTGGTTTCAGGTTTACGATAACAAGAATCAGTTTACAGAAAACTATGTCGCATCCGGACTGTACTGGAACTATTTCTACCATCAGTGGAAAACAGTTTCAACAAGCCCATTTGCCAATGCAGTTGTATTTGTTACTGATACAGCTACTATTGCCGAACCAGCAAGCATTACAGCAGAGATTGTAGACAAGAGTGTTTCTGAGGAAGCTATCACTCTTACACTTAAAGCTAGTGCAGACGGTGCTACACTTGCACCAAATAACGTCTCATTTGTTCAGACCGAACAGCTTACAACTGACGGTATTGCGGTTCATCCGTTCGGAGCCCTCCTTGTGCCAGCTACGAAAGCCGCTACAAATATTAAACTTGTCGCAACAATTAACGGTGTAACTTATACAGGTGCTACTAACATCACAAGTGCTAGCGATGTGGGAGCAACCGTGGTTATGAATAAAGGTTAATTGAAAAAAGTTTAACAAGTTAACAAATAATCTATATGTTGTGCAATGGTGGGTTGATTTGACTAGCCCACCATATATGAAAGAGGTGTTAACATGAGTAAAAGCGCATACTATCCAGCGGATTATATTGATAGCGCTGGTAATGTTTACCCCACGGTTGGTGAAAATATTCGATACGGTCAGAAAGCTAATAAACATTTCGGGTTGAACTGGAAAACAGGTTCTATCATGTTACGTGAGGGCGTACTCACAGAAAGTGGGGTTGTAGGTGCAAGCTTTAATGCTGACAATAATGCTATATACTTTTCTAGCCCTATCAGTATTACGGATTTCAACGTTGCTGTTATTGAAAAATCCCCGGGGGTTGCTGGGAAAGCTATCCCTGTACTCGGTATTGATAGTGCTGGTGGCTGTTATATTTCTGGCGTTGACGCTGGTTATAAAGCAATTTTGTTTGAGTTTGAGTATAGGGAGCTGAAATAATATGTATATCGAGCCTGGCACAAATATTAAGATTTTGAAGGATTGCCCTTTAGATACAACTTACGACCACACCATTTACTTTGTAGATAAAGCCAGTCAGTCGAATTATTTTATTGGTTTGACAAAGTATAACCTGACAAACTATACATACCAGAGAGTTAAGAGAGGTGTGGCTAGGGTTGGTATTAAAGCTGATAATCTGTATGATTGTAATTATATGATGTTTCAGAATACTAACTACGGGAATAAATGGTTTTATGCGTTTATTAAAAGTGTGGAGTATGTGAACAATGAAACGTCTGAAATTACATTTGAAATTGATGTTATGCAAACATGGTTTTTCGACTACACGCCAGATTCCTGTTTCGTTGAACGTGAGCACGCTGTTAAAGACGGTGAAACAAACTTACAACCTGAGCCAGTTAATTTAGGCGAGCCTGTTACAAATGGTGGGTATAAGGCTGTTGTTGATTTATCTGATTTATGTGTGCTATTCAATGTTATTGATACTACAAACTTAGGTCAAGGTAGATTTTATGACGGTGTTTATGGTGCGGGTGCTATTACAGCCTTTTTACCAACAGATATTGAGGGTATTAATAATTTTTTAAACCAATATGCACAAAAGACTGATAATATTGTGGCTGTGTATACTTGCCCTAGGTGGATAATTCAAGACAGTGTTACAACCGGTGGAACTGTTCTAACGTCAGCCCAGATTTCAAAGCACCTTGACGTTAACTTACCACTTCTTTCAACTATTGAAGATATTGGTGGGTATATACCTGTTAACAAGAAATTATTCACTTACCCATATAACTATATTGCTGTGACCAACGCAGACGGAAATTCAATTTCATTAAGATATGAATATTTTAAGGAATATCGCCCTCAGTTACGAATCAATGGTTGTGTAACTCAGCCCGTTCAAATGATACTACGACCTAGAAATTACAAAGGGGCGGATGAGTGCTTCAGTGAAGGGATTTCTCTAGGAAGTTTCCCTCTTTGTAGTTGGGCTATCGACGGGTATCAGGCTTTTATAGCCCAAACGGCTATTCCTACAGCTATAGGTGTGCTAGGTAATATGGTTGGCGGCGGTGTAGTTGCAGGGCTTACCGGTGGCGTGGGCGGCGCTATGGCTATGGGTAACAGTGCTGGTAGCGCTATCAGTAACATTGGTGGATTGCTATCCCAGGGGTATAAAGCCGCTGTTGGTAATGACGTTAGTAGTGGAAGCTTTAATAGCTCGAACGCGAATGTATCACAACACACGAATATGTTTTACTGGTGTAGGATGAGTTGTAGTGCTAACTATGCTGAAGTTATTGATAATTTCTTTACACGATACGGGTATGCAACGAACAGGTTGAAGCACCCGAACAGAAACAGTAGGCCACACTGGAATTATGTCAAAACACAGGGGTGTACATTAACTGGTAGTGTTCCGTCTGATGATATGCGAAAGTTGTGTCAGATTTATGATAATGGCATAACTTTCTGGAAAAATGGGAATGAGATAGGTAACTATAGTTTAGATAACCGACCGTCATAGAAAGAGGTGATAAAATGGGAAAAAGAGATAAAAATAATTTCTTGTCAAGTTTGGTGAAAAACATGCTTTCAAGTAACATGTACCTGAGAAGATTATGCGAGTTATCTATGAGTATGTTTAAGTGGGAGGGATTACCGGAAAGCGTTGATGTGAGATATCTTGAAATGGAGTTGTTTATGACGGGTCAGGCGTTATTTTTTAAGGACGATGTGTTGGGGTATTTGGCACTGGGGTGTCTGGCTAATGGCAGTTTTGATGTCTACGGTGAGCCTAAATCCCGGAGGGCATACAGCCGATATAGCGGTTACAATTCTGACTCTTTCACTGATAAAGATAGTGTCATTATATGGAATAACTATATGAGAGTTCCCAGTGCTCAGGATGTTATATATTACGCACAAAGATTGTGGGATTTAGACTGCACGATTGATATTAATGCTAGAGCACAAAAAACTCCTGTTCTTATACAGTGCGATGAAAAACAAAGGTTGACACTCTTAAATGTCTATAAGGAGTATGACGGTAATAGTCCTGTACTGTTTGGGGACAAGAATTTGGATATTAAGGGTTTTGGAGTCCTTAAAACAGATGCCCCTTTTGTCGCTGATAAGCTCTATGAATTGAAAAGCCAGATATGGAATGAAGCGCTGACTTACTTGGGTATTAGCAATGTTAGTTATCAGAAGAGGGAAAGATTGATAACTGATGAGGTTACGAGAAGCCAGGGTGGTACTGTTGCGAGTAGGTATAGCAGATTGGCTATGAGAGAACAGGCTTGCGATAGGATTAATGAGTTGTTTGACCTGGACGTGAGCGTGAAATATAGAGAAGATTTCCATATTCCTGATGTTGACGGCGAAGTTGATAGTGAAGGTGGTGAGGTAGATGAGTAAGTATACCACAGAGGTGAGGTTTATTTGTGAACAGAAAGCTGGACTTGAGGGTAGCGTTGGCGCTTCTGATGTGGATGAAGTTCTGAGTAAGAGCTGGAATAAGGTAGTTACATCTAACTTCGCGATTTTTGATGAAGCGTATCGGGAGAAACTGGTTAGTAAGGTGCTGAAGCATTATTATCTCCGGGAGATAGGCGCTGAGACTGTTGGTGTTTGGATGCTCTGGATGAACACTAAGTTTGAAGAAATTATGCCTTATTATAACCAGTTGTATGAAAGCGCTAAGTTAAAGTTTGAGCCATTTTATGATGTGGATTATACGAGAAGTAGTCAGAGGGATGTGACGGAAACTGAGCATGGCAGTTATGAGAATAAGGGGCAGACTCAGAGTGACGGAAGTAGCACGGATACGGGTAAGACAGGTAATACGAGGACTGGAAAAACAACAGAGGTTGGGAGTACCGGTGGAACTTCTAAAGACTTGTATAGTGATACTCCTCAGGGGGCGTTGACTGGGGTTGACAGGGAAACGTATTTAACTAATGCTAGGAAGGTTACGGAAAGTGGGAATAGTCAGACAGACGTTGACGAGACTGTTACCGATGCTGGGACAAGTGAAGTCAAGGGCGTTAATAGTCAGACGGTTAACAGTACGTTAAATAATACCAATGCTAAGAGTGGTACGAAGGGGGATGCTTTTAGTGAAAATGTTAGGGGGAAAATGGGTGGCGAAAGTTATAGTAAGATGTTGATTGAGTATAGGGACACTTTTATTAACATTGATATGATGGTTATTGATGAGTTCAAGGACTTATTTTTGGGACTCTGGTAGAGTGAGAAAGGATGTATCAATTTTATGAGTAATTATAGTAAAACACAGCCATTTAGATTTTGGTGCCAGAAGATACTACCGCTAGTATATGACGATAGTTTGAGCTATTATGAGCTGTTGTGTAAAGTAGTTGATTATCTTAATAAAGTTATTGAAAATGACAACAGTTTGATTGACGCTTTTAATCAGTTAAAGAGTTTTGTTGAAAACTATTTTAATAATCTGGATGTTCAAAAAGAAATTGATAATAAGCTTGATAAAATGGTAATTGACGGCTATTTTGACACGTTCTTAAATAACTATTTTAAAAATCTTAAAAAACGTGTGTTTATTTTAATCGGCGATAGCTACGGCGAAAACCCTTTCGGGTATAAAGGTGGGTGGACTACGCCTTTTAAAAATTTTTCGGGATTAACAGAGGGAGTTGATTGTTTTACTAACTGTGTTGGTGGTACAGGTTTTGTTAAAACTGGTAACACCGGAAAAACTTTTCTTGACCTATTAAAAGCTATTAACCTTGGTACTGTAAACCCGGAAAATGTAACTGATATTCTTATTTGCGGAGGGTGTAATGATGCCGATACAAGTTATTCCGACCTAAATGCTGCCATTTTGTCATTCAGAAACTACTGTAAACAGCATTTTATAAACGCAAATATTAATATTTCTATGATAGGAATTTTTAAATCAAGTGGTAGAAGAAAACTTTTACTTTCAACTGTACTCAGGTCATATCAGTTGAGTGCTAACTACGGTATGCTGTATATAGATAGCACGTGTTGTTTACACCGATACGATTTTATTGGTGAGGACGGAATTCACCCAACTAGTGCTGGGTGCATTAACATTGGTAGAAATTTATATAACGCTTTATTCTTAGGAGAGGGGGTTCAGTTGATTAATTACAATGAAGAATCATTAAGTGGTGGCGATGATATTACGTATGGTGGTACTAATAAAATTTACGGGTTCTCTAATAATGGCGTAATTTATTTTGGTATGATAAAAAACACTGTACTCACATTTGGCACAAAAATTAGCATTAATAACAATTCAGATATTGTTATCGGAAATTTAAAATATTCAACGCTTTTAGAGAACAATAATTACCCGAACACTATCCCAGTACAATGTGTAGCTTTACAGCCGAGCGGTAACACTCTTTTAGCTGGATATATTTATGCAACGGATGACGGTGAAAAAATTACAATTCATTTAGTTATCCCTAACGTAATTGGTGAAATTAATGCTTGCAAACAGTTACAAATTTTACCATTTGAGAGTACGATTATATTTTAAAAATTGTGGTACAGGATGCAACTATTTCATGTTGTTTCCTGTACCATTTATGATTTACTATAGAGCTCGTATAATGTGTTATAGTTAAGTGCATTTGTGTTCAACTGAGGTACAGGGTTGGAATAGAATAGGCATA